CCTTTACAGATTCAGGATCCTCTATCTCTATCTCAATATCTGGGCCAGTTAAAGATTCCAACCCTTTGGGCGCTTGGTACAATGTGTTATCAATCATTCAAAACCTCAATAGTAAATGTGTTTCTTACGGAAATTTAAAGGCTCATCTTCTTCATCAGATTGCAACCTCAAGAATCCACCTTGCCTGAATCTTATCAGAGCCTGTACAGAACTATCCACCAAATCATCGTGCTCGGCATTCGGGAAAGCGGCCATCTCCTCAACCACCTCCTGAGCCCATCTGGTATCTGGACACCATACTTTACCCGACTTGAACAAATCCGTCACGCTATTTAAACGCACAAACTTGTCATTTCCCCTACTAGGCGTATATTCCGTCACCACGATCCCCATCGCCCTTAACTCAAAAATTAACGGACTACCCGCCGCTTTTGCTTCAATCACAAACGAATCAGGCTCCCACTCCTTGTAAAATTTATGAGCAGTCTCCTTCAACTCAGGAAACTCCATCCTCTTCTTGAACGCATCCAACAAAATAATATTCATGTCCTTCTGATCTTCGTTCAAATAAAAGACCCCCCATGTCGTACATGCAGAGTAATCTGACCGTTCATTCTTCGTAAACGCCGTATCCCAACTCTGAATAATGAACTCACAAGGAGGAGGCTTCTCAGGCTCCCATACCTTCCACCACTCCCTCTTCACCAAAGCCCCTTCCTCTCCAGTCGGACTCTGCTGGTACTGAGCATTCCACTTCGCTGGAGGCAACTCCTCCCTTAAAGCCGTCAACTCCTTCAAACTCCAAAACTCTGGCCATAAAGGATTCCCACTCGGCATAATGGCAGGCAACTCTATGACCTCCCACTCCTCCCCCTTATCCCGACTCAACGCATCCTTCAATATCCTACCCGTCAAATCCCTCTCACCCCACCTCGTCATCACAATAACAATCGATCCACCTGGCTGTAAACGCTGCCGCGGCCCAGAGGTATACCACTCATAAACCCGGTCAAAGACACTAGGATCCCCCAAAGCAGCTTCTTGCTCAGAATGCGGATCATCTATTATGAGTAAATCAGCTCCCTTACCAGTAACAGTACCCCCAACACCAATAGCAAAATACTCCCCATTTCCATTCGTACTCCACCTACCCGCCGCCTTGCTATCCTGCCTCAACGCCACATTAGGAAACACCGTCTTGTATTGCTCACTACCCACAAGATTCCTAACCTTCCGTCCAAACCCTACAGCCAACTCAGCAGTATTGGAACACTGTATAACTTTCTTACTAGGAAACTTACCCAAAAACCAACTGGGCAAAAGGTAAGAGGCAAACTCTGACTTCGTATGCCTAGGAGCCATATTGATAATCAATCGTTTCCCTCTCCCCTCAGCTATATCCTCAAACTTCTTCGCCATCAAAGAATGATGCCTGCCCGACACAAACCCAGGCCACATCATCTTTATATACTCCATAAAACTCCCCTGAGCCCTCTCCCTCTCAACCGCCCCACGAAACACACTCACCTTCTCCATCAACTCAGCATACTGCTCAGGCTCTAGTCCATCCAATAATTCTTCTAACTTCATAAATTCTTAAACCTAATATGCTTGGGCCTCACAGACCTTTTCCCCTTTAATCGCTTGATAGCGCCTAGCTTCTCCAACCTATCCACAATCTTCTTGATGTTCCCAAGCCCACTTTTGTTCCTGATCTGCGCTATATCCCTATAACTCGGACTGCACCCATACCTCTTCCAATACTCAGAAATAATGTCGTAAACCTCACTCTGCACAGGTGTCATCTCAATTCCAAAAAAATATACCCCCCGGGGGCCTCGGACATAATTTTAAAATTATGTGCAGAAAATTAAATTCGTCATACGCACATCACTTATTTTCAACATGGGTGGGGGGGTCTTCCATGCTTGAAAAAGAGTCGGTTGATTTGAGTGGAATAGTATGCACATCAGCCAGGGGTTCCGACTGCTCACTCGAGGGGGCTGCACCCAGGTGGGCTGCGCTACCCGATAATTCATCAAGTAGTGACCTTGCTTCAACATCAACAATATTAGAATCAGTCCCTTTGATTAGTCTCTTGATCTCGTTCAATACTTGATCCTTTGCAGTTTTACTATTGATTGTATGGTTGACCTCTTTGATATCTTTGAACATATCGACACCACTTATTGTGCCGATTACCTTGGATGCGTTGATCTTATCGGAGTGTTTAGCGTCTTCGTCTAGTAGGACTTTGGTAAGGGAATCAACGACCAAAGCCTTTAAATGACTAGGAGAACGATACTCCATCGCTTGTAATGCTAGTTTGACCCTCTCTATTTCTAGGGCTATGCGAGGTTCACGACTTAACTGGCTTGCATCAGTTCCTACAACTTTGGGACTCGCCTTAGTGTTATATGCCTTTCTGTAGGCTTGTGCTTTGCTCTCACCTTTTGCCACTTCATGGGCGAAACGCTTTTGTTTAGGTGTTAGCTCTTTTGCAAGGTCTTTGTTCAATAGGGATTTGATTGATACTTGATCTAGTGATTCTCTTATTTGTTCTTTAGACATCTTCATAATAATACTACTCGCCTTCGCTCGGTTTATGGGCGAATTATAGGGGAACAAATAGGGAAAGCACAAGCCCCCAATTTGGACATAATTTTAAAATTATGTCCGCAATAACTCAAAGTAATACTTTGGCTGCAATTTACCAGGCTAAATCAAACCTTATTTCTATTAGGGTTTTCATATGATAAATATGTAGATTATTGCAAGTAATTGTGTTAATCTCCCCTTCATTGCAACTCTCTGCAATGAATTAATGAATAACCAAAGGAGCTTAGAAAATGGAAAGAAAACAAATCATTGTGAAAGTAGATAGAAACTATGGTAGGTATGTTACTTACCCTGTTTGTGAGTTATCAAAACAATTTTGCCAACTGGCAAAAACTAAAACGATCACCCATGAAATGGAAATGATTATTCAAAAAATGGGTTTTGCTATCGTTGATTCTATAGATTCTCTGAGGGTTTAAGCCATGCAATACATTGACCTATTCATTATGCTTGCAAGTGTTCTATGCGCTCTTACTGGCTTATGTGTTTTCTTAATGGGTTTTATGCTCTTGAGCTTGCCCTTCTACTTGGTCTTTTTACTCGGTTGTTTTATTTTAGTTTATGAGGATTATTAAAATGATTTGTAATGTTAAATCCCAATTCCCTGACTTTCCCGAACCATTACCCCAAATTGATGGCTTTTTGGACTCGTCAATGTCAAAAGATGGTGCTCCAAGTATTTCAATTGAGCTTAAAAGAAATACTTGGCTTACTGTATTTATCCATTACCCCAACAGAGAAAACGATTTCCAAATTGAGCACAAATACCATGTGACTTATCAAAACATGAAAGAGCACGACTCTGTAATTTGTGCAACTGATGACTTGGAGCAAGCGAAATATTTCATTTATGGCTTTTTAAAAGGATTTGAAAAATGTACACATCTATGACCTACTACCCCGACTACAACGAACTGGCTCAAAGAATGGCAAAAGATCAATTTAGCTTTGCCCATCACTTGGGTGAGCTTTACATGGTTTCCGACAGTAAAAACAAAAAGAAAATCCTAGAGGGTTTCAAAGAGTATTTTCAAAGGTTTATGACCGAAGAAGAACACATCAAATTTTCATTTAATGGAGCTTAACAAATGATTGCAATTCAAACTAAATTTTTACCATGCACCAACACCAAGGGGGCGAGGATTAAAGCATTCGCCACAAACCGCCCTTGGAGTGTCACTATTCCATACGATTACTCAGGAAGTCACGAAATGCCACATTTTAGAGCAGTCCAAGCATTTGTAGAAAAGCACAAGCTCGAATGGGACTTAAATAATATGCGCTTTGGAGGTGTTGATAACGGGTATGTGTTTTGTTTTGATCGGTCTATTGTTGGAGAATCAATGTGAAAAGATTTAAAAATGAATTCCCAAACTATGACGATGAACTCCCAACGATAGATGGATTTTTTGATTGTTCTTGGCACAATGATTCATGCCCTTCAATCATGGGCTATTTCAACCCAACGACCAAACAAATAGATGGAGAAGATGAGCCATTCATTCAAGTCTATATTGAATACAAAAACCCTGAGTTAAGGGATTGGAAAGGAATCGAACGCTTTCATGTTCTCACCAACATGAACCCCGACTCAGATCTAAATGGTGAACTGGTTATTTCAACGGATTTATGGGACGATGTTTTATTAACTATAAAGGAGCTTAAAAATGCTTGAAGATGATTCTATAAACAAACTGGCTG